ACGCCTAACTCTTTGGAATCTATTTTTCTATTTTTTGTTTTGTAAAAAATATGATGTAATTACTCATAAAACGTCTTATTTTGCATGTTTCGGTCTGTTCCTTGTCATTATCCTAGAAATTATTTGAAATGCAATACAAGGCAATCTGTGAGCTTGCAGGGGCATTATATAGTGGGGCATACCTCGTCAACAACCAAACAAAAAACCACTCGTTTGAGCGGCGTGTAAATGAAGAGCAATGACCTCGCTTTCTATTTAATTAAATTTTGCTCGTTAATGCTTTCAAGCGCTTTTTTTATTTGTTCAGGCTTTCCGGTTATAACTAATTTTATCGTATCTTTATTTTCAGCGTTCTTTTTACCTACTTTAATCAAGAACCAACTGTACAAGATGAATGACACAATATAAACAACGTAAACCATTTACACCTCTTTCATATCTTCGTCAATTTCATCTAATTTTTTGAGCATTTCGTCATATTCTTCTTCGCTTAGTTTACCCTCCTCTAGTAAATCACTCAAATCTTCGTTGATTGCTTTACGTGCTTCAATTCGTTCATGTTCATGAAAATAACCGATTCTGAAAGAGTAAAACCCTAACGTTTCTTTTTCTCGTTTTTGTAGTTCCATTTTACACCTCTTCCATTTCTTTGATTGTTTCTTCTACTGTTTTATGTAAATCGTAGTAAAACACTCCTGTGTAATGTTCATCTTCTTCTTTAGTCCAATTTTTATAATCGGTATCGTCCGTGATTTCGTTAACCATTTCAGAATGTTCGTTTAGATTTGTAACAAGAATTTCTAGGGCTTTTTTTGGCGCTTTTTTAAATTTTGCTAAGAACTCGTATGTTTTAGCAACTTCTTGAAGCATAGCAAACAAATCAATGTATTGAGCTTTAGCATAAGCAGGTATTTGACTTTCATCTTTTGGGAAATGTTCATCAACTTGTTTGTCATGTAATTTCAATGTGCCTTCAAGTAGTTCAATATCTTTTTTAAGTTTCATTTTTAGTCCCTCTTTCTTTTTTTATATTATTAATTATAGACCTTTTATTTAAGTTTGTCAAATTAAAGTTGTGTTACACTTGCATTCCTGTTAATTTGTTCAAGTATTTTGTTTTTCGGTCGATGTGGTACTCTAAATTGTTACCCCATCGTGTTTGAAGTGAAAGTTTTAGACATTCAATGATGTAACTTTTTAGCGTTCCATTAGTGTTTAAGTCATCTAAAGTATAAAAGTATTTTCCTTGTGTTCCCTCACTTGCGTTATATTCATTAAGTTCAAAGATTTCATTTTCGGCAAATGCTTCAAGTTCTTCTTTTTTTAAGTTATTGAAGCCACTAGAGAAACGGATAAAATTCAATGTATTTTCATTAATCATAATAGTTACCTCTTAATTTTATAATATTTGTGTTGTCTGTGATTGTATTGGCATATATATAATGCTCGTCGCTCAAGAGTTGTACAGCCCTGTATAAGCTGTTTTCTGTTTCTTCGGCACAAATTACCATTAGTTCTACTTCAAGCGTTCTAAACGTCTGATAAATGGTTAAATTGTTGCTTACTTGATTAACAATAGGGTGTATTTCAGCAAACATCACGCCAGTTGGTTCTCTTTCATAGTCTAAACTAACGGTAAAACCTAACTCTTCAAGAAACTCTTTGATGTCTAGCTTTTTATTTTGTAAGTTAATCATTTCATTCCCCTTTATAAGTGTCTAACAACCATTCTACACGATTAAAGAACCACTTTTGTCGTCCCTCATCGCTAAAATATTCAAAGTTTTGGACATTTTGCTTTTTGATAAAATTGTATAGTGCTGTTTCTTGAATGTTAATAAAAGCGTTACAATTAATGAAGTTAAGCATTTCAGCGATTTTATCAGCTAGATTGGCTTTTTCTGCAAACTTTTCAGCCTTACGAACTTTAGGACTGTTAATATTTGAATTGCGTATCAAACGCAAGAAATAAGACTGTTCAGCTAGCATATTTAACTTTCCTAGCGTGTTAATAATAATCATGTCAGCAACTTCACGGTTAATTACTTCATCTTTTTCTAGGTTTAGACCGTATTTTTTGTTGGTATTGCGTTGATAATTGTTAATGTGTTGTTTTACCTCTAGCATGTCGTGAATAAGTTCCAAAGTGATAATATGTGCATTTTTTAAAAAAGTGAGTTTTTCTTTACTGATTTTCATAGTTTGTATGTATTCCTTTCAATTAGTTCCATTAAGTTAGTAAAATCAACAGCGAACAGAGGTGGAACAAGTTCTCTCACAAGTTCCTTTGCTTCCTCTACTCGTCCTTGTAGACTTAACTTGTCTACTTCATCAAGTATCATTTCATAGTTATACCCCATTTCTGAACTCCTTTAGAATGGTAATTGGTCATCAGGAATATCAGCAGGAGAATCACCACCAAATAAGTTGTCAGTATTCGGAGCCATTCCACCATGTGGGTCGTCATATACGTTACCACGGTTATCACGGTTTAAGTTGAACTCTGGTGTAACTTTAGCAAATGAAGCGTTATAGTAAGTTTTGTCGCCTTTTGTTTCGGCTTTAATTTGGTCAATGTACACAGTTACGATGTCGCCATAATTTACGCTATCAGGTAGCCAAATACCGCCAATATAGTGGTCAAATGGGTATGCTTTAAACGATAGAACTTTTTTAGTTCCGTTTGATGTTTCAACTTGTTTTGTGTTAATTTCGTTTACTTTTAAAGTTTCGATAATTTTCATTTTTTTATTTCCCTCTCTTTATTTGATAGTTTAATTTTAACTTATTTATTTTCTTTTGTCAAGCGTTAAGCATTCATGTTTACTTTTCCTTGTTTGCAAAGCGTATTAGCTTCATCGCTTGAGATTTCTTTATTTGCTACTTTCTTTTTTAAGTCGCTTAGATTGTATTGATAGTTTGGTTTTGGTCGTGGTTTCATCTGTGTAACATTGTTTTGACCTTTATTTGTGCTATCAGCGTCTTTTGTATCATCTAACTTCAACGCTTGCCCATAGGCATATTTACTTGCGTATGATTGACTTGCCCCAGTCGCTTGAGCTTTATCCATTCCTTTTTTATTGATGTCAATAACTGCCCAACCGTCGCCACTTGCGATGTCATTAAGGTTATCAGGGTCAAAAATATCAATATGAACATGCAACATCAGCTCGCCATTCATTTCAAACATTTCTGTTTCCGCTTTTTCCATTAGTCCATACTGTAATAACAGAGGTTTCAAAGCTGTTTGAATATCCTCGTTATTTCTGAAATTGTACTTTCCAAAGCTGTTATATTGGCTTTTTGGCACTTTAATTTCATTGATTAATTTTAAAACTTTGCTTTCCATTATAGGCTTGCTCCTTTATTTACATGTTTTTGGTACATTTTCCATAGCCATTTAAAGAAACCACGGATATATCTTCCAAGTTCTTCGGCTACATTTTCAACGGCTTTAAATACAAGCCAAACAAATAGAATTGTTAAAAACAAAGTCAACATTTTTATTTCCTCCTTAACTTTATGACTTAATTATAACGTGTTTGCTTTCTTTTGTCAATTACTAAGTTATTAAAGTTTTGTTTCATTTGCTTTACATTTATCACACAAACAATGATGTGAATTGATTGCGTTTGTTAGAGTTACGTCGCCCTCGTTGTCTAAAAAAACCAAGTCAACGCTTAGAAAAGCGTCAGGCATTTCAATGAAAACGACCCCTGATTTGTCTTCTACTTGTTCAAGTTTTTCAATTAGTTCTCTTACTGTTAAAGCCATTATTTAATACCTCCGATGTATTCATGTATTTGTTTTAATTGTTCTTTGCTATCTTTTTGCGTGTATTTTGCTTTTCTACCTGTTTTCGTTTTCTTTTCAGTAGGTGGAAAGCCTTTAGCGTTAAAGTATTGTCTTACATACTCAAAGAACGTCAGTGCATTAGTATAGTTATGTTCGCTTATCATTTTATGATACTCTAAGCTAGTTTCACGCCATTTATTGAAGTCGTTCCAATTCAGAATCATAATTTACCTCTTTCACAAACCAACCGTTTAAAGGTTTGTCTTTGTTCAGCCATAAATCTAAATAAGCTACCGTGATGTTAAAGTGGTTCGCTAGTTGCTCCTTAGTATGAAACCACATAAATGTTTGTCTATTGAAAGCCACGTATTTCAGCATTCTCTTTCATTTCCTTTCTTTTTTCAAGTTCTTCAAGTTCCGCCTTTCTTCCTTTGAACTCCTCAAAGATTGATTTTTGAAGTGCTACCCAATCTTCCGCCTCCTCTTGTGTAAAGCCCATTTTGACAGCCATATTTATGTAGTCAACATATTTATCCATATCTTTTTCATACGGTTCATCAGGCTTTTTACCAGCCCTTACAATGTACTTCAAAGCGTTTGTTAAAGCAAAACCTTGACCAGTTGTGAAGTTATATCGCCAGAACTTTAAGTCCCATTCAGAACCCCAAATTAAAAACTCCTCTAATTGTATACCATATTTATTTGCATAATAATCTTGAGCCATTATTTCTTATCCTCTTTCTAAAACTAACCATAATATTAAAGTTTCAAGCAACACAATTATAAAGAAAAATATCATTTTTCAACCTCCAAAATTTTCTTACCATTTTCATCAAACACAATTGCTTTTACAATCGTTGATACTTCTTTCATATCTTCCCTAATACATTCAACAGCGGTACGTAATTTTTTCACGCTGTAACCCCAATCACTAGAGCCGTCTTCTAATAAATAATTTACTAAAATCATTTTTGTTACCTCTCTTAACTTGATGACTTAATTATATCGAATTCACTTAACTTTGTCAATTACAATTATATTTCATTTCAATATAATCTTTGTAACATTCTTCCGAACAGAATAATTTTTTAGCATTGCATTGTTTGCCACACGTTTGGCATTGTCCACCCTCCAAGATAAAGTGAACATTTTGTAGCGCCCATTCATCACACCAAAATTCTAAAGTGTTATTTGCTTGTTGTTCTTCCATTCCTAGGTTGTCAATCATATACTTAAAGCATAGGGACAGTTTAGCCTCAAACTTGCTTAGATGTTCTTGCATGAAGTCATAAACTTCTGTTATGTCAGCCTTTGACTTCTTGAATTCTTCCAACTGTTCCAAGTCCGTCAATCGTGGCGGATATTCTCTTGTTGTTCCGTCGTCATAATGATAAACAACTTTCTCAATTGCCATTATTTGATACCTCTTTCTTTGATTTTGTTTGCCACTACTTTGTAGTACATTCTTGTTTCATTGATGAACATTTCGTCCACTTTACTTTCTTTTTGACGTTTTCCTTTTTGTTCTAAGTCGTCTAATAACTTAACAAGACCTTTTGCTGTGAACTTTTCAATGAAGCGTTCTATTTCTTTCTTTTTGTCAGCTTTAACGACTGTTAAACGCTCATAGAGAACGACTAAGACATCTAGCATAGAAATGTCCTCCATTTGTTTATAATAGCTATAAACGCTATTTAAAATCCCTATAAGCATATCTTTTTCGATATCTGTTACTGGTTCTTTTTGTTGAAGTCTTACTGCTATTTTATTAAGTGTTTCAAGTGCTACTTTCATTTTTTTGTTTCCCTCTCTTAACTTGATGACTTAATTGTACAAAAGAAAAACCGCAATGTCAAATACAAAGCGATTAATCGTTAATTTCTTTTATTTTTCCGTTTTGTTTCAATGCTGTTAAAAGACTTTCAGCGTCGTTTTTTGTTTCCTCGTATTCTTCCCCCTCTTTTTGTTCTTCTTCTAATATCTCTTTCGGTTTGTTTCCTGTGGGGTCTATTATTTGAAATTGTTCCCCTACGTAGCCTAGACAAACCTCTTTGTCATAAGCATAATTACGTGCCTCAACAGTTAAAATTGAATACTTGCTATTCTTTCCCATTTTAGGGCTTAGGCATAAACAGAACTCAAACCATGCACCAATTGCCGAACTACCTAAGGCATGTGTACTTCTAACCCTAAAACTCTTTTCCTCAAGTGATTGATTGTTCGTGTCTTTTCTAGCGTGAGCAATTAAAAGGAACGTTACATCATTTAGGAGCAATTTCAAGCGTGTTATGTTATTCAAGACATCATTCATACTTGACATATCATTTAGAGTGTTTCTGTCTGTCAGCATGTCTTTTAAGTTGTCCAAGATAACAAACTTAATGTTATTCTCTTTGATGAACTTATAAAGTCCATTCATGTGGTTTGTATTGTCTAGCTTAAAAATTCCCCCTGTAATGAAATGCAAATTGTCAGGAACATCACTATAAGCCTTTAACCGTTGATGTAGAACGAAGTCAGTATCCTCATTGTCAATTATAAGCACGTTCGCTTTTTTAGTTTTAAAATAGCCAAAGGGTACACCTTTAGCTACACTCAACGCCATTTGTAGGGTTGTAGAACTCTTAAAAGACTTTTGCGGTGCAATTGTTAGACCTGCCTGACCTCGTGGTATTAAGTGTTCTATTAGCCACTCATTCCCGCCTTTGAAGTCCTCTTTTTCTTGTAGTTCTTTAGCTGTTATAACACGTTCAAACAAGTCTTTCATTTTAGTAAACCCCTTTTACTTTATAGTCAATAAAAATGATGTTTCTATCACGTAGCGGTTTAAAATAAGTTTTAAACTTATAATCAGGATAGATGTTTTTTAATTTAACTACCCAATACTTAGTACGTTGAACCATTTGTTCCCAGTCTTTAGCTTCAAAAATATCTTTGTTAATTGCTTTGATGTCGTCTTTAATTGTCATTCGAAAAACCTCCATAGTGTAATAATAAGAGCGATTATAAGTAAAAAGTCAACTATAAAAATAAATGATAAAATTATAGTGACAAAAGTTGCTAAAATTGTCAATCAATAACCTCCTTTTAATAAATTTACCAAACCTAGAATAAAGCAACCTAGACAGCATAAGAACCAAACTCCATAAAGTGAACCGTCTACACTCGCCATAATTCCAAACATGGCTGACATTATCCAATAAATGATAAACATTTCATTTACCCTCTTTCTTTTTATCTATGCTTTAATTATAGCTGAAATAATATTACAATTCAAGCTATCAAATATTTCTTTTTAGTTACCTTGCTAAAGGGTATAACTACCCACGCAAACGCAGTTTTTATCCCCCCCCTCTTGAACTAATTAATATGTCAGCGCTAGTAACTCAATCAGTCCTCACATCAATTCGGCTATGATGAACACCCAAGCGGTAACTTCTTATTTAACTTTGCCTATGTTGGGGGAGCGTTTGAAACTTGCTTTCAGTGACATCACACAGGGCTACCGCTTTGCCTAACTCATTACTCGCGCCTTATTCAGTACGGTTTTCATATACTCAATTCCTAAGACATCAGACAAGCCTTAGGCGTATTCAATTTTTATATATTTATTATAACATACGTTTTTTCAAAATCAAGTAAAAAAATCAGGGTCAAAAATACAAGAATGGCTCAACCACGCTGATAGTTAGTATTATATTATTTTTTGGTTACAAATTATTTAATTAAATTGTAAACTATCTAAATCTTTTGTAGGTACAATAAAAGTCATAACTAAAAATGGGTATGCTATAATAATACCATAATCAATGAGGGAGGTAAAGACATGGCAGAAAAAAACATCTATTTTGTTAATGATGAAGTAGAGTTGAAACAAGTTTTAGAATTTATTGACAAAACTGATTACGGCGTTAACATTGACAAAACACGCGAAGATGTTTATGCGGTCGTGACTTCTTATAGCCTCCCTATTTAAGAGGGTAGAAATGAAAAAAATTTTAGCTATTGACTTCAGTACAGCTAGTAAGAAAGACGAGGGAACTGGGTACGCCTTTAGAAAAGACGGACAATTATATGTCGGTTCCATTAAAGCATATAACGCAAAGAAAAACGCGTGGGAACGTACTTTTGACATTGTGAACGCAATTAAAGATATCATAGATGAGTTTGACTTAAAAGATTATCATATGGCTATTGAAACACCTATCATGGGTAGAAATAGAAAGCACAGTATTACATTGGCTAATTGTAACGGTTATTTCATCGGAGCAATTGACGGTCTAGTAAATGGCTATACTTTTATTGATAATTCTAAGTGGTGCGCTTATCATTTAATTTCAGGCAAACGAGAACAACGCAAAAAAGAAAGTCTAGAACTTTTAAAGGAGACAGGTTTTGTTGAATCTGATTGCAAAGATGATAACATGGCAGACGCTTATAACATCTTGACATATTGCGAAAGTTTGGGTTAGTTGTTCCCTTATAAAAACAATAATAATAAATGGAGGTGGTAACATCAAAGTATCACAAAACGGTTTGAATTTGATTAAAGAGTTCGAGGGTTGCCGTTTGACTGCTTACAAACCAGTACCGTGGGAACAAATGTACACAATCGGTTGGGGTTATTATGGAGTGACAGCAGGAACAACATGGACGCAAGCACAAGCAGATAGTCAGCTAGAGATTGACATCAATAATAAGTATGCACCTATGGTTGACGCTTATGTAAAAGGCAAAGCAAATCAAAATGAGTTTGACGCCTTAGTTTCATTGGCTTATAATTGTGGTAATGTTTTCATTGCTGACGGTTGGGCAGAGTTCTCACACGCTTATGTCGCTTCAATGATTCCGAAGTATTGTAATGCAGGCGGTCAAGTCTTACAAGGTTTAGTACGACGCAGACAGGCAGAACTTGACTTATTTAATAAACCAGTTACTGGAAATTCAAATCAAAATAATCAAACAGGAGGAATTATTAAAATGTACCTTATTAAAGGACTAGACAACAGCGGTAAAGAAAAACATTGGTTTGTTTCTGACGGTGTAAGTGTTCGCCACGTTCGGACGCCTCGAATGTTACGCAATTACAAAAACGAGTTTGGTAAACTTAACCTACCAATTGATACAATGTATATCACAGAAATTGAAGCAGAGTTTGGACGTAAATTTGACGCGAAAACAGGAGAGTTCAAATAAGGAGGAGTGAATGAGTTTATTCAATCTATCGCGTAGAGCGGAAGATGTGAGCTTTTCTACTTTCACGGTCCAAGACCCGGCGACTGATTTGTTATTGGGTAAACTCTTGGGCTTAGTTTCCTATTTTGACAATGTTGATTATTCTGAAGCGTCTAAACTAGAAGACTTATTCTATTGGTCTTTACAAGGTAAAGAAGTTTATCGTGTTTGGTATGGTGGTTTCAAGTATTACGCTCAAAGAGTAAATGCAGACCAGTTTAACATTGTAGTCAGAGAACCGAACCGCAGGGAAGTCACTATTAGAACAAGCGACTATGAAATGTTGCTAAACCCTTTCTATGGTGCTAACCCTCAACGGTTTGGGGTAATGTTTGGAATGGCTAGTAATGGAATTGGTAGACGACTTGATTCTCAAGCTCAAATCAAAATCTATTGGAAAACTAAGGTTTCTAGTGGTTTGAAAGAAGTTTGGGAAAGAATTCGTGAACGTTTAACGCAACAGCAACAACTTGCAAGAGAATTCAATGGCGTTTCGGTTATCGGTTCAGATGATGATATCAAGCAGATTCAACCTGATTATAGCGGTTCACTACAAAATGACGCAAACCTTGCAATCGAAGTTGCGTTGAGTGAATACGGAATGCCTAGAGAGTTGTTATATGGACAAAGTAATGAAGTAACTATTATCGCGTTCGCAATTCAAAAAGTGTTACCGCTACTAAAACAACACGATAAGAACATTGTTTTCAACCAAGAAAATTTTGTAGCTTATATATCAACAACAGCCAAGGGAGGAAATATTGAAAGTAAAAGCAGTAAGAGGGATAGCGAACCCTCTGGGAACAATTGATTCTCACGGTACGGTTATTGAATCCATTGCTAACGCAGGGGACGGAGTAGATATCCTAAACCGCCATAGAGAGAAGATTGGTTCAGGGTTTGTTCATCTCGAGGGGGACAATGTAATCTTGACAGGTTACGTTGACGAAGAACAATACACAGCCGAAAAGATTGAGGAAACAGGTTTGTCAGTTGGTTTCAATGCTAACGGTGTAAAAGCACGTGAAATTGACGGAGTAGGCTATTACAAAGATGTTACAATTACGGAGGTGTCACTTACTCCGTTACCAAGTAATAAAGGTGCTAAAGTGACAAAAGTACGAGAAGAAGAAAAAGGAGAACAAGAACAAATGGGTGCAAACGAAACACAAGAAATCATGAAACAAGCAATCGAAGCAGGTGTAAAAGTTCGAGAACTTGAAGCTAAAGTGACAGAGCTTGAGAAAGAACGCGAAGAAGTTAAAAAAGAACGTGAGGCTTTAATTCCTAGCGAAAAACCAGAAGACGCAGAACGTAAATTTATGCGTGAACTTGGTTCAAAAATGGCTGAAATGCCTGAACAAGGTTTCTTGCGTGAATTTGCTAATGGTGCAGATTTGAATGTTGTCAACTCTCTAGGGTCTATCACTTCTAAATATGCACGTAAGTCAGGTATCTATGACGGTGCTATGAAAGCACGATTCCAAGGTTTGACACTTGCAGAAGACGGTGTAGATGATACTTTCTTACAAGGTACTTTCAAAGCAGGTACAGACAAAAACAAAGCTCAAACAGCTACAAAACGTTCACTACGTCCACAAATGGCTGAAGCATACTTGCAAATGGATAAAGCAACTGTGCGTGGTGTAAATGATTCAGGTGCGTTGTCTGAATATGTAATGTCTGAAATGGTAAACCGTGTTATCCAAAAAGTGGAATACAACATGATTCTTGGTTCTGCTGACGGTTCTAATGGTTTCTATGGTTTGAAAACCGCCACAGACGGTTGGACAAAACAAATTCAATATAAAGATTTGTTTGAGGGTATCACTGACGCAGTTGCCGAGTGCTCAATTTCTAACGCAATCACAATTGTTATGAGTCCACAAACTTTTGCAGAGTTGCGAAAAGCTAAAGGAACAGACGGACGCTCACGATTCAACGAGTTGGCGACAAAGGCTCAAATCGCTCAATCGTTTGGTGCTGTTAAGCTCGAAACACGCGTCTGGATGCCTAAAGACGAGGTAGCGGTATACAATCATGATGAGTACGTACTTATCGGAGATTTGAACATGGAAAACTATAACGACTTTGACCTCCGTTATAACGTTGAACAATGGCTTTCTGAAACTCTTGTGGGTGGTTCTATCCGTGGTAAAAACCGTTCAGCATACTTAAAAAAGTAACGAATGAGGAAGTTTCAAGAGGTAAAAAATAAGAAAGGGGTAAATAATGGCTGATTTTAATATTACAGACCGTTATGCCCAACAAATTAAGAATGTGACTAGTACAGAGGGACTTGGGAACTTGTTCCCTCTCTTGTCACGTATTCCTAAAGTTGGGGCAGATTTATTGCAGTCTGTTGATTTAACAGGTTTTCCTGAAGCTAAAGAGCAAGGGCAAACTGGTAGCGTGTTAGATGTAACTGAAACAAGTTATAAAATCTTGACACCTCGTGGTTTTGGTTTTGGTATCAATCTATCAGATTCAGGTAACTTGACCGCTGACGGTGTACAAAGTGCATTGCAGACCGTTCGAGATACTTTATATCAAACAATCGAAAGCCACTTAATTTGGGGAGGAGTTCATAGCTCAATCGCTACAAGTTCAATTATTGGGGCTGTCAAACAGAAAGCAAGTGCAAATAAGTTTTCACAGTCAGGCAATGATATTCTTTTCGTAAAAGAAAATGATTTCACGCCAGTTGTGGACGGAGTAACAAAAGTTGAAACATTAAGCTTTAAGCACTATAACGACGGTTCAGGAAATACTTTTGATAAGATTCTTATCAACCCTTATAAAGGTATTCTAGCAGGAGACTTGACACCACAGTTCAAAGTGACTAAAGATGTTCGTTATAATAAAGTACAGGTTTATGGAACTATTTTAGTTTGTGGAGGTTTCTTGAAAGACGGTGCTATCAAAGTTTGGGAAACAGTAGGAGGATAAAAAATAAATGGCATATACATCAAAAAATGAACTTACCCACGGTCTAGGGTATGGGGTAGTCTTCACAGACCTTACAGGGTCAAAAGCAGGTATCCCTATCGCAGGCTTGCGTGGTATTGAAACAGATAGTAAACAAGAAAACAAAAACTTCTATGCAGGTTTTAATGCACCTTATCGTACAATCGCAGGTGCTAAAGATACACAAATTAAAGTTAAATCTTATGACTTGCCTGACGATTTTGCAACTCATGCTTTAGGGTTTGGAAGTGTTTCAGGGTTCTTGACTGACGACGTAGCAAATTATAAACCTTATGGATTCGCTTATGCTGAACGTTACCGTGATGATGACGGAACAGGTTACAAAGCGACATTCTATCCAAGTGTACAAGCTACAACACCAAGTGACACGGCGGAAGCGGACGAAGAAAGTCCAACAGGTAAAGAATACGAACACACGGCAACGGTCACAACTGGAGATTTTACACTAGGGGGCAAAAAACGCTTGTTTGTAAAATTCAAAGTGTCTGACGCAGACTTAGCAAAAGGTACAAGTGGACCGGCACTAGCTTTTAAAAAGTTGTTTAATGAACTTAAACCGCTCGCTGCTACTGACATCAAAGCGTAATTTTTAAGAGTGGAGGGCTTGGAATTAATAGTTCCCACTCTTTTATTTTAATTTATAAGGAGAATAGAAAAATGAAGAAAGAAGATTTTAAATTTGATTTTAAAGCATTAGAACGTATGGAAGATAACGGAATTTACTTCGGAGATTTGAACGAACGCGATTATCACAGTTTGGCATTGTTCTTCTGGGCTTGCGCGCCACAATATACACTTGACGAAATTCTTGGGGCTTTAATTGGTGGTTTGTTGCCAGTTACGGTTGCTGAACTTATGGAACAACTGGTAGACGAAACAAAAAAAGCGATAGCACTAACAGCGAAGAAGTAAGGGAAGACGCAAGAATTACAACACTTGCAATTGTTAGTGCTATGACAGTTTTTAGAGTTCCCTATGAGGTGTACAGTCATAGACCTTTAGGGTGGACGCTTAAATTAATTTCAACGTTGACACCTAAAGAGAAGAAGAAAACAACCGCAGAGGAATTAAAAAATTCGGAGCATGTGGAGGTAGAACTATGGCAACCACCAACAAAGTAACAGGACTGGAAAAGTTCACAGAGAAACAACTTAAAAAGGTTTGGTTAGGAATGGTTGACGCTTTTAATTCTAATCAGAATACAGTTAAACGCAGTTATAAAAGTTCATTGGGTGGAGATTTCTCGCGTTATCCTGTTAAGTTTGATACTAAGAAAATCACTAAGCAAGTAACACGTTCATACGGTTCATTAAAAAGTGGTAACATTGGTATTGTCAACGGCTTCAAAGCTAAAGATGAAAGTTGGAGAATGCTCAATGTCTTATTACATGACCGTAGCTTACACCAACGTTATGGACGAACGCTAGTTAAAGCCACTCATGAAATGGACGATAAAACTAAAAACATTAAGCGTAAGTTAAGGAGTATAACAAACAATGGCTAAAGAAAAGTATGTCATTCAGGCAGAACTGGACACCAAAGGCGTTTTAAGCAATGCTCGTCAAGTTCAAAGAGAAATCAACAACATTGGGCGTCTAGCTAAAGAAACTAACAAGAACGCTCAAATAACTGGTTCTGTTACTATGAAAGACAAGGGCATTAAAGAAACACAGAGAGCTTTAAACCTTGCTAAACAGAATGTAGATAATTTAACAAAAGCACTTGCGAACGCTAAGATGTCAGGAGCTACACAAAAACAAGTGCAGGCATTAGAAAGTCAGTTAGTAAAAGCTCAAACGCAAGCAACTAGACTAAGCACAGAACTCTCTAAGATTGGTTCAGAAAAAGGTTCAGGCTTATCAGGTGCAGTTGACAAGATGAAGTCGGCAGGCGGTTCGCTACTTGGTACGTTCTCTAAAGTTGGTAACGTTGTAAGTGGTATCTCGTCAGCTATTGGGCTTGTAAGTGGTGGAATTTCAAAAGCTACTGACTTGGTTGGTGGCTTTGCAAACACACTAATGGACACGTATGATAGACAAGTTCAGTCACAGAAAACACTTAGCACAACGCTAGCAGACGGAGCTAAAGGGTACGAACAATTTAATGCTCATATTGACAAAGGTAACTTACTTCTAAAGTCACAAAAGAATGACTTGAATGAATTAGGGGCTACGATTTCTAGTTACACGAAAATAAGCGGAGATGAAGCCTATAAGACTGTTAATGCTATCAATGCAGTAGGGGATAGCTTAGGTCTAGGAATGGACACACAAAAGCAATTCACTTATGGTTTAGCTCAAGCGTTGGGTTCTGGAACGTTACACGCTCAAGATTTTAACCAAATGATGCAATCAGCACTTGGTGCGCAGTTCCGCGACATGCTTATTCAGGCAGCGAACGAAATGCAAAATGTAGGAATGACAGCCGAACAGTTGCCAGACGCTTTGAAAAAAGGTAAAGTAGAGGCTGACTTGTTGGCAAACACCTTTGGCGATAATTGGGCAACCAAAATGGCTAAAGCTCAAACATCGTTAAAAGGTATTGAAGTTTCTACTGGTGGCGTAAAACGTATGCTGAAAGACGGTCAATTGAGTGTACAAGATTTTACCAACGTTTTCGGAGACGACTTCACAAGTACATTGGTTAATGCCATGAGTTCAACTAGAGACGGTGCTGTTACTATGGAAAACTTCAAAGACAAAATGGAGGACGGAGTTTTCAGCACAGAAGTCATGAACAGAGCCATGGAATTGTTTCAACAAAAGGGGGAGCAATTGGCGTCAAATGGTCCTAGCACGTGGGGACAAATTAGAGAGATGATTTCCAATGGTTTCAATACAAGCGCCTTGGACGGTTTCCGTAAAGGTCTAGGAGACACAGGTTTAGACATGTCTACTCTAGGTAATAACGCCACACAGATGTCTAGCATTGTCGGCAGTCAATTAGGTAAAATGGCAGGTCAAGCGGTTGGAGCTGTTACTAAAATCATTGACAAGAACAAAGACGGTAAAGTTTCAAACGAAGAAATGGAAGGCGCAGTAAACAAAGCTAAAGACGCAGTCACTAACTTCTTTAATAAAATCAACTTTACTTCTATTCAGGGTTTCATAGGCAAAATTGGAAGAGGTATTGATGAACTTGTAAGGTTCTATAACTGGGCCAATGACGCTTATGGAGCTGTTCAAAACTTGTTAAATGCTTCACGTCAAGTTGGTGGAAACACAGGTTTAATTGGTAAAGCCTTAGGGTTTAGAAAGAACAGCACATGGGGCGACGCTTTCAGTGATTTCCATTGGCTAACAAGTAACATTGACCCTCTAGGAATAAAAGAAAATCAAGGACTAGGACAAAAACTCCTCGGTTCTCGTAATGGTAAAATTCCATTAGACTTACAATTCTTTGCAGGCGGTAGGGAATCAATAAACAAAGCTGTGGACGCTGTACAGCCTTATGCACGTGCAAGCAAGGGAACAACAGCAACACCTAGCATTGGAACACAAGACAACTCTAAACAAGACATTAAAATCTATGTACAATCTAGTGCGGACGGTCGTAGAATTGCCAAAGAGATTTATAACAAACTGGAAAGAAATGGGGTTAAATTGAATAAACGTTGATTTATACTAAAAGCAAGCTATATAATGACCCTAGGTGGATAAGAAAAGCACGTGCAGAGAAAAACAGGGTAGGGCATTGTGAAAAGTGTTGGAGTACGGAGCATTTAATATGCCACCACGTTATACCACTACAATGGAACAATGACATGTTAGAGGTAAACGACTTTGATAAAGAAGTAATAAATGTACCTACCGAAGTTCTTTGCCATAAATGCCACCAAGGAATGGAACGAAGTGGAGACTTAATTGACTATGCTAGAATTATAGCGGAGGGTTTAATATAAGGAGATAAAAAATGAGTTTAATTCAAGACTGGATAGGTCAAGATAAAGACAACGGCGAAATGATTAAGCTACTAAAAAAGAAAGTGGCTAAAATCGAACATGAAATAGACTACAAAAAGGCACAGAAAATTTTTGATTTCATTGAAGAATTTATGACTTTGCCTAATAACGAACGTTTTAAAATAATACCGTATCATAAGGCTGTACTTACTTTGATGTATTGCACGCCTTATCAAATTGACGAGTTTGTTGTTATTGTAGGACGTTCCAATGCTAAGTCAATTCTTGATGTCATGATAGCCTTAATTGAACTCTTTTTGTTTCCTAAACCTAATAGTGTTATAGCTTTAATGGCTACCAAAAAAGACCAAGCAGAAAAAATCTTGATGAAGCATTTCAGAGCTATGGGAAACTGTCAAGGGACTATCATTAATAAGTTCAAAAATCAGTTTAAACTAAACAAAGAACAAATACTTGTAAAAGATAATTCAATACTGAAAAGCAAAGGGACAGAAATTTCTATCTATGCTAGTAATGAGGACACGCTAGACGGTGGACGCGAACAACTTGTTATCATAGATGAGTTTGGAGCGTTTAAAAAGAACCCACTTATTACGATTAGACAGGGGCTAAGAAAAAATAGGGGGACGCTTTTTATATCAACCACAAACAACGTTATCCGTGGCGGTGCTTATGATGATGAATTGGAAAGTTGGAAAGAATGGGTAAAAGATGATGATTTCAGCCATTGGGTATTCTATTACGCCTTAGACGATTATGACGAAGTAAAAGACAGTTCTAAGTACATTAAAGCTAACCCAGCTTTAGGGTATACTTTAACGCTTGAGGACATTCAAAAGGACTTTATAGGGGCAATTGGTAACCCTGTTAAAATGGCTAAGATTATCACTAAACGCTTTAACTTGTCAATGACTGATAGCACTACAATCTTTACAAAACAAATTGTAGACAAATGCTTAGTACCTCCTTTAGACTTCGAGGGTCGTTTGGTTGCTATTGGTTCAGACTTTTCAGTTCGTGGAGATGTTTGGGGTACTGTGATAGGGTATAGAGAGAATGGACACTATTATTTTAAAGCTATTCCTATCATGCCGGAGAGCGCAGAAGACAAGTTTAAACACTTAGGGGAAACAATAACACACGAGGGTGTAAATAACATGTCAGATGAAGCATGGGACGCCTTTATGAGTGCTATGAACGGAAGTGTTCCGATTGCATTGAACTATGACCCTAACTATTCCAAAAATTTCATTGATAAATTCGAGCAGACTTATGACATTGAATTTTATAACAAAGTAATGCAGAACAGTTTCAAGCTGTCAAATACCCTTGAAGCCACTCAAAAGCTCATGGAGGAGGGTAAAATACATTTTGATAGTAAGTTACTAGCGGTTCATTTAATGAACGCAGAAACGAAAATAAACGATTTTGGGCTTATGCGTATTATTAAAAAAGGCTACACAGATAAGATTGATTTGGCTGACGCTTTAATCAACTTGATGTGGTGGTTCTTAGAAAGTGAAGAAAGTGAGGACTATTTCATCTAATGGCCATGACAGAAGAAGAAAATAAAAAAATGCTAGAGGCGTTAAAAACCCTAGCGTTTGGAGGAAAAGAAACAAAAACAGTTATCCAATATAAAAACAACCCTAACGGACGGAAGACAGAAACAGGGCGAACAGTTACCGAAGTAAACAAACTGCCAGACCGTTCGGCATTGTTGAAACTAATGGAGATTGAGGGAGTTTATGTTGACGCAAACGTTAAACTTAAACAACAAAAAGTGGACGAAGTAAGCACAGAGAAAGAACTAGTAGACTTAGTGGAGGGCTTAGCAATAGAATGACTATTTTTAAAGCGTATTGCTGGAATCCTAACACAGGTAGAGATTTCACAATTAAAAAACCTAATTGGAACATTGTACAACGTTGTTCTTTGAAGAGTATCGAAACAATTCAATTTTTGCCACAACACATCTATTTGTTAGACGGAACGACAGGTCCAGAAACAAGCAAGCGTTGGCAAAGGAAAAAATGTCCTGATGACTGGAATAGACCATATAGTTATGGTTCTATTGTCACTAAACCGCAAGGAGAGAATAAAATAAGCGGTATTGCTTTTTGTACAGATTATGAAAGAAAACAATATCCTAGCTTATACCCTAACTTTATAACACCTAACCTCACACAAGGGCAAAAATATGGCTTGTCAGGAACTTTATACAATCCAGGTATAAATGTACTAGAGGTACGGTTAAAATTGCTATACGGTACCAAAAATGAGCTTGTAGGTACATACCAAGTTCAACCTAATCAATACTTAGATGTAAAAGAAATTTACACGCTACCTAGTACGGAAACGGTTGAAAAGTTTGGTATAGCTTTTGAAGTGGCACAAACAAGCGATTTTGTACAATTTGAAGTGTATTTGCCTAAAATTGAACAAGGTGGAGAGATCACTCCGTTTGTTGAGGATAGAGATGAATTTAATGGCTATCGAAAAACCAACACAGACGACGGAACGCCGCCATTTACAGGGACTTATGAGGGTACACCACCACAAAGTACCGATTATAAAGTTTATACTTGGACAGGTTCTAAAACTGATAAAGAGCTTTTTTACTTAGAAGAAAGAGGAATTTGCAAACAAGAAGCCGTTTGGTGCTATAGTCGCCCCCTTAATCAACGTGTATTGATTGGAATTGATTCAGACACTTATGACACCAAAGCAGGTAGAACGCTCAAATTTCATGTTTTGAACGGAAATAAGGGCATATTTGATTTGACTGGTAGCGTCATTTATCCTGAACAGTTCACAGATAAACGTCAAACTTTTGACAGCGATACAAAGGCATGGGCAGATAACCAAGAACCGTTATACGTTACTGACGCAAATACTGCAATTGATTGTACTTTCGGAGAAATAGCAAGTAACATCATAGAGGGGTATTATTACCAACAAGCTGATAAACGTTACAGAGTAGATGAACTACTTCGTTCAGCAATGGTTAACACAGGTTATAACATGGGTTCTTTTTGGTCTGATTGGAGCTTTGATAGCTACGCGAATGAAATGCGCGCAAGTTATAACATTGAGAATTGTAGGGTTAGTGAAAAAATAAATTATAGTTCTATGAATGAATGGACTGGAAACGTGTCTTTTCCTACTGGTGTTGTTTTAGCACCTTATAAACCAAAACTAAATGAAACGGACACTAAAAAACTCAAAGGGGTGTCAAGTGCTACAAGTATTTGGGCGACTGGTGTATTAAGAACAGAGCGAAGTGTAGAGGACTGGTTTAGAGAATACGAAAATTCAATAACTAGACCAGTACCAACGCAAATTCTTTTTGCTAACTATAACACAAAAAAGGCATGGTTATTCCAACAACAAAGCAATGGAACGTGGAGTAAAAGCGGAGAATTTACCATTCCGGGGAGTGCGACTGCTTTCGCTAGAGCTTGGGGTATTATACCAAAAAATGGAGAATTGAAAGGTAATGTTATCATGACAGATAAGAATTACGTTGATTTTCCTGCAAACGCTAGACCGATAACGTTAGGAGTAGAAGAACTGTTTCCAGTCATAAAATATAACGAAGTTAAGTTTAACCCTCAAATGTATGCAACTGCATACAATACCAAACTATTTTGGTGGGGGCAAAAAGCGAATGTAAGTAATTTGACTTATGGAGAGTGTGGCGTTCGTTCGGTTGATTTTATGACTGGTTTATGCACAATAGAAAGGGTCTATAAATGATTTCATGGTTAAATTTTGAGGAGTTGTTGATACACAACCCTATTGAGCTTATTAATTTTAGTAAGAGTAGTATACAAGTAGCATTGAGCAAAAAGCAATACATTGATTTCTTTAGTAATAAAGCTGTTTATATGGGACTGTATTATGATGAAGAAATGGACTTTTGTGTAATGTTTTATGCTGACCCTTTGCAAAGTTCTAAAAGTGGAGAGATGTACGTAGAGGGATACATAGACGTAGACATGAAAATATATAGAGTTAAAGTATTGAGTAATGTTTACATGCTAAAAGGTTCAGAAATGGTCAAAAAATGGGCTATAACTAAAACAGGTATGCGTGTAAGTCCTCAAGCTAAACAAATTACAATGGTTCAAGCAGGGGCGTTGATGAGGTGCGAAATTAATAATAATATTACAGGTTGGACAGACGGAACAACACAATTAGAATACAGCGGTCAAGATTTTATAATTGACGGTTACGGAATGAGAGGGCTACACAATGGATAGTACAATAAACGGTAAAACGGTACATATAAACAACCCGTTAGACCTTATAGGCTTAGGACGTAGGGAAATCGAGTTTAACATTCATAAAGCAGATTATTGGGAAATGTTCAAAGAAACTATGCAAGTACCTACAATGAAACGTGGAGGATACAAAAACTTGCTCAAAGGTGGTTGGGTATTTGTTGACCCTTTTAATCAGGGTAGGGATTTGTGGACTAAAGACTACTTCACAAAAGCAGGCGGAACGGTATGGCAAACTTTTGGAGCTAACGGAGACATTTTTGATTATGGTACTTATGAAAGTGGGTATTATGGTTTTAAGTGTCCTAGTAATAAAAATGATGAAGATTACATTATTGGCAATCAACTGTCTTTTTTACAAGCAGGCAAAACTTACACTTTACAATGGGATATGAAGCGAACATCTCCTTATATAAAAGGAGATATACAAAGCTTCATAGGAGCAGGAGCAAGTGACTGGACTTTTGTAGACACAAGTAAACCGTTTTATGTCAATGGTTCTTTGCATCCATCAGGTCCTGACGGTTTCGTTAGTTGGAATAGTTTCATTGATTCAGAAGATACTTCATGGCATAGATGTACAATCACATTCACTTGTAAAAGTCCTATAACTGACTTGAGTAAACGAACCATACGTTGGAGAGCTAAAAAAGATAGTTCTTGGAAAGTGAAAAATATTATGATGTTTGATGGTTCTGAACTATTGGGGACTGATTTTAGATTACATGAGCAAGAATATTATGATTGGACTTTCTACGAGGGTAGACAAGGAATGCGTGAAGTGTCAGCAAACTTTGGTTTTTATTATAGCGAAGATTATGCTTTTTGTTCAGCATTCAAAGTCAATATACATAAAGGGTTTGAAACAAGAGGTTTTAATCCAGTTACACAAGAATTTGAATGTAAAGCAGAAGTCGAGAACTTTGCACAAATTGTCAACCCTACAATCAAATACTATCAGGACATTAAACAAATACCTGATAATGTGAATTGGAATAATACTATCATATACAACCCTAAACCGAACGGAATAGACTACTTACAATGTAAAGCCAAAGGGAACTACATGACCTTATATAAAGTCAGAGATGATAATTATAGTTCATACGTTCCTAAACGTTGGCAAGCCACATTCTTTGATTCAGTTCCTAGCAGTAAATGGTTATATGGTGGATATTGTTATACTGGTACACTACAAACATACGAGATAGAAAACTAATAAAGGAGAAGAGAGATAATGATTGAAACATTAAAAGCGATTGGTTTAGTTGTATTTATGCAGTTACTTAGTTTGGCACTAGAGTTTTTAGATACAGGTACTCTAAAACCTAGCGTTAGAAAAAGAATATCAGTAGAGTTAATTGTCCTATCTGTTTATGTTGCAGGTATGACTGTGTTTAAAGGTATGATTAGTGATGAACTATTAACACTCATTGGAACTGTATACTTAACAGTAGTAGTTAGTCATCTGTATAAGTTCTTAACTAATAAGAAAGAAGAAATAGAGGGAGGAGATAAAGAAGAATAGTATAGTAGTAGTATAGTAGTAGTGTATATAGTATGATAGTATAGCATAGCAATCGTTACAAAAATAAATTTGTAGCTTTGTTGTGCTTTTTTTATTTTAAATTTTGTTAGAGTTTAAAGGGGGTGTGATATAAAGGGGGTGGGTTCTCTATC